GTCGCTCTCCGCAGCGGAGGACCCGGCGACGGTCGCGTTGCCACCTGCCGAGCCGGCCGAGGCAGTGTCAGTCTCAGCCGCTGTGCTGCCGGGGGACGTGACAGCAGGAGAGCCAAGGGAGGCGCTGTCGGTAGTGGCGGCGCTGAACCCAACCACGGTCGCGGAGACAGCCCCCGCCGAGGCGAGTTCCGTCTCCGGTGCTGAGCTACCCGCGACGTGCGCTGTCGGTGCCCCAGGAGAGGCGGTGCTGGTCTCGCTGGCTGTCGACCCGGCGATGACGGAGACCGCCGTGACAGCCCCTGCTGTGGCCGCGTCAGTCTCTGTGGCCTTCGCGCCAGCGAGAATCGCTGCGGGGACGCCGGTTCCGGAGGTGTCGGCCTCGGCTGCCTTCGTGCCCGGCAGCGCCACAGCGACGGAGCCCGCAGCCGCTGTGGACGGCTGGGAGACCTGCGAACCGGCGGATGTGACCACCGCGGCACCCACGGAGGCGGCAGTGGTGTCCGTTGCTCTTGAACCGGCGACTGTGACGGTGACGACCCCGGCTGGGCCGTACAGCTCACCGTAAGTGTCGGTGTAGAAGTCGATGACGTTGTCGGCCTCGGCCGCGCCCGTTCCGGCGACAAGAATCGCCGCGCCTACGACAACCCCACCGCCAGCAGCCGCATCGGTCTCCAGCACTGACGCGCCCACAGTGACAATCGCGGGAGATCCGGCGTTCGGAGTCGCGACGTGGGCCGCCTGCGAACCGACGACGATGTCCTCGTACACATCGAGCGCATAGAGGCCAGAGCCATCCTCAAGCAGCAGACGGTCCGTGCCTGCCTCCAGCAGGTACCCGTCAGCCACCGGACTAGGCCGTTCGGGTAACGATCAGTGACGACCCGACTTCGACAGAGACCTGTGACGCTGCCGTCTCCGACGCGAGCCACAGTTCGAGGTCACCCGTCGACGAAGTGACGAGCACTCCCTCGATCCAGCACAGTAGGTCGGTGCCCGTCGCGGTAACCCCGACCGACGTCCCCATGTTGGGAGACGTTGTCGACTCGGTGTTCTGCGCCATCCCGGAGATGTAACCGAACCCAAGCACGCCCTGGTTGTCCATGATGTGGGTCTCAGCAGTGATAGCAGTCGTAGCGTCCGCAAATCGGAAGTGCATCAGCGGGCCCTTGGTCTGTGTCCCTGTGTAGTTCACGCCGAGGTACACGCCAGTCGCCGTCGCGGCGGCACGAACGATCAGCGCGTACTGAAAGACGAACGTCCCGACCTCAAGGGTCTGCTGCAAAGCCGTCACCTCAGTGCCCGTGATCAGGCTGTTCGTGACCTGCGACCCGACGGCGGTGACTCGAGGCATCCCGCTCTGCTGCATGAGCGTCCGGACCTGCGCGTTCGTCTCCTTCCTCGACACGCCGCCCTGGTTGACCGGGAACTCATCCGTCAGCGCCGCACTCGTGACCGCAGGGAGCGCACTGACCTTGGTGTCCGCCATCGTCCGATCCCGTCAGCCGAAGGATCAGGAAGCGCGAGCGAACCCGCCGGAGGCAACGGTGTACGTCAGCGTGCCCGACGTTGCCGTCGTGAGCGCGAAGTCATCCACGAACAGCGGGATGATGTCCGCGTCCGTGCCTCCCGTCGTGTCCGGGTCGTAGCACAACGCGATGCGGGTGATTGCCTGGGCGGAGGTGGGGGACCACACTGGATCTGCGGCGTCGAGATCGACCCAGTTGTTCGTGTCGTCGACCGTCACCGTGACACCCGTCGCGGTCTGGCGGGAGTAGCCCGTGAAAGTCGCTTCGTTCAGCGCCGTCGCGATCAGCGCAGTGAGAGTGTCGACGTCCCGCACGTTGTCGTCGGTCTCCGTACCGGAGAACACCACCCAAATCAGGGCGTCGTTCGCCGCGGGCAGCCCCGCGTAGTACGCGAGCTTGCCCTTCGCGATGTTGGGGATGAGAGCAGCCATGTGGGACCCCTCCTCGGGGTGAGATGTCGTGAAGGGGTTGTGGCCCTCGCCGGTCCCGGCGTGCTAGCCGGGACCGGCGAGGAACGTGCTACTTGTTCGACGCGGCCTTGCGCGCCTTGTTAGCCGGGGCCGCCGTCTGCTTCTCAGCGGCCTTCGGCTTCCCGGTGAGACCGAGGCGCTCAGCCTCGTCGTCGGGCACGACAGTCCCGGGCGTCCCCAGCAGGAACGCCGCGTCGGGGTCGCCGTCCTCGACGACCTTGCTCTTGTCGGCGGTGAGCCAGAGCTTGCGGTCGAGTTCCATCGGGCCTCCTAGACCGTGTCGATGCGGGTGTACGTGGGAGTCCCGCCGGGGGCGGTGTACTCGTAGACGTTGTTGTTCGCGTCGTCCACGTAAAGGTCACCTGCGGCGACCGTGCCCGAGTAGGTGGTGCCGGCGACCGGGGCACCGGAGCCGCGGAGGACCCGCGGCCCGGTGTTCGGCATGACGACACCACCGGTGATGACGTTGCCGCCGCTGATGACAGCCATCAGACGCCCGTGACCTGGCAGACCGCGGTCGGCCGGTACACGGTGAACGCGGCGCGCATCTCGGCACGGACGGCCTGCTTGTTCGACACGAAGTAGTCCGAGTGGCTGTCAGAGACCTTGACCTCCATGCCCTTCTTCACGGCCAGCTCAGTGAAGGTGGTGTCGAGGACGATCGCGGTGTTCTCCGTCGCGGCCTGCGCCTTCACGACGTTGAGGCCCCAGATCCGCTCCGGGCCGGCCTCCGAGGGGTTGCCCCAGATGTAGATGCCGTCGGCGGTGCGGAGGAGGCGCACGTCCTGCCAGTCGTTCGGGTGGAAGATCGCGAGGTTCGGCATGGCCTGACCCGTGACCTGGACCTTCGTCATCGCCTTGTAGATCGCGTCCGGGACAGGGTCCGTGCCCTTGGCCTGCGTCTGGATGCCCGAGACGTCGAGCAGACCGGACAGGTTCGGGGCGGTGCCGTCACCGGAGATGATCTGAAGGTCGAGGCGCTGCCGGACCATGAAGGTCAGGCGGTTGTCGAGGTACTCGCGGATTCCCTCGACGTCCTCGAGCTGCTCGTCGGTGACGGGGATCCAGACGGCGATCTTGCGGACGGGGCTGGTGCGCTCCGTCAGCGCCAGGGCGGCCTCGGGCTTCGCGCTGCCCTCGGCGGTCTCCGCGGCGGCGTTGGTGAACGTCGTCTCCTCCATGTAGGTGATGGAGGTCTGGTTCGTGGTGCGGGTCGGGATGAAGTCGACGACCTGCACGGGGCGCTGCTCGTCGAGGACGATCCGCGGGCCGCGGACGACGTCGGGGGTGAGACCGGCGGAGGTGCTGAAGAGGGTCTTGAGGTCGAACTTCAGCTCGACCTCGCGGCCCTTCAGCTCGGAGCCGGCCTTCGACTCGACGAACAGGTCACCGAAGCTCTTGCGCTCCGTGCGGCCGTCGTTGCCGTCGCCGCGCTCGCTCTTGCGCTCGCCGTCCTCGTCGGTCTCGCGGGCGGCCTGAGCTGCGGCCTTGACGGCCTCGAGCTGGTCGCGCTCCTTGCCGAGGGCGGTGAGCTCGTCGTTGAGGCCCTTGATGTGGGCGGCGATCGCGGCGCTGTCGCCGCTGACGCTCTTGACCTTCGACAGGTCGACCTCAGCGCCGGCCTCGTCGAAGATGGTCGCGAGCTGCTTGCGCTTCTCGGTGAGCTTGCCCTTCACGTCCGTGAGGGCCGGGAAGTCCATGGTGGTCATGCGCTTACTCCTTGGGTGAGGGCGACGAACCGGGCGTACTCGCGCCGGATCTCGTCAGGTGTGGTGTCGGACTGGGGTGCGGCGAGCAGCTCGTCGAGCCGCTTCAGCGACGCGGTCAGGCGGGTGAGAGCCCCTGCGCTGTCCTCGCTGATCGCCTTGCCCTTCTCGGCCCGGAGCGCCACGACGTCCGTTGCCCTAGCGATGAGCGCCTCGACGTCGGCCATGACCGACTCGACGTGCTCACCGAACTTCACACCGCTCTTCGCGGTGACGAGACGAGTGCCGACCCCAGCGCCCTTCAGCACCGGGGAGACCTCGTGGACCTTCAGCTCCTCGAGGAAGCGAACGCGCTGCCCCTCGTACTCGCCGAAGGAGAACTTGACCGGGTCGTAGCCGTAGCTCCACTCCTGGAGCCCCAGCCCACCCAGTTCCTTCACGACGGTGAAGGTGTCGCGGCCCTCGACGGTGTCGAGGAAGAACTGCCCCTCAAGGAGGGCCTCGTCGCCGACTTCGCGGATGACGCCCTTCCCGACGGGCTTGACGCCCTGCCAGGACGTGTGACCGTAGGCGGAGATGACGACGGGGGCGTCGTTGGGGAACGCGCCCTTCACGGTCACGTCTCCGTCGGAGTCGATGACTCCGAGGGTCGCGAAGACCGCGACGATCTCGCCCTTCTCGGCGTCCTTGACCTCGACCCGGGACAGGCTCTTGGTGACGGTCACTGGTTGTCCTCTCCCGACGAGGGGCTTTGGAGCTGGATGGAGTACAGACCGGAGTGGACGAGGGACCGCAGGTCGCCCGCGGTGACCGCGGAGACGACTGACTCGGGGGTGAACCCGGCGTCGACGAGCTGCCGGATCGTCGCGGCGTGCGCCGCCTGGATCTCGGCCTCGTCCTTCTGGTCTTCCTGAAGGAACGCGACGTCGCGGGTGTCGTACCAAAGGCGCGTGCCGCTGGGAGGCGGGACGAGCGTCTCGAGCGCAGCAGACGCGGACCGCCACAGAGGCCGCATCGTGCCGTCGGTGAAGCGGCGCTTCGCGGCGTTGAAGTTCCCGGCGTTCAGCGCCGACCCCTGCAAGCCCTCGGAGAGCTGCGCGATGACAGCACCGACACCAGCGGCGGCTGCGATCCGGGTCTCGCCAGCCCCCTGCGTGACCTTGAAGTCGAGCTGCTTCAGGTCAGCGCCGATGGTCGTGACGTCCGCACCGCCACCGAAGTGGAAGGTTTTGTAGGCGTTGTCTGTGCCTTCGTGCTTCTGCTTGAACAGCTCCGCGAAGCGCGCGACGGAGTCGGGGCTGACATTCGAGTCGTAGCTGACAGCGATCCCACCGGTCGCGCCGTTCTTGAAGTACTTCAGCTTGTGCTCAGACGCTGCGAGGTCGCCCTTGATCTCGCGGATGACCGGGGTGAGCCACGACATGCCCCGCCACTGCGCGTCGGGGTCCGGGATCGGGGACCAGTGCGCGACCTGATCGGCGGTGAGAAGCACTGACTTCGACACGCTGGTGTCGCCGTTGGGGTGGTACAGGTAGCCGACGACCCGCGCGTCGAGGGCTGCGGGGTCTCCGGAGGTCGAGCCGGTGACGATCGTGACCCAGTCCGGGCGGAGCCGGCGGATGCGCTTGCCGTGCTGGTCCTCGACTGTCGTGGCGAAGAAGTTCCCGGCGAGGCTGGTGTCCTGCTCCATGCGGGCGAGGAGCTCACCCGTTGTGCCGTTCTGCCACGGGCGCTCAAGGAGCGCTAGCGCGTCGGTGCCGAACAGGTCCGCTGGGCGGCCTCCGTTGAAGCGCTGGAACTGGAAGCGGGCCTCGGAGAACACCAGCAGCCGGGCGAGGATGCACGCGAAGACGGGTCCGCTGCTCTTGTACGCACCGCTGACGTAGCTGTCGAAGTTGCAGGCGATGTCCTCGCGGTCACGCACTGCCTCGTTCGTCCAGAACGAGGGGAGCTGCCAGCCTCCGCTTCCGCCGAAGGTCAGACTCGCCTTCGGGCGAGTGAGCTGCTCGATGAGCCTCACCCTGCGACCTCAGCGAAGGTCAGCACGGACCAGGCAGCGAGCAGAACCCCACCGACGATCCAGGACGCAGCCACCGACAGCAGCGCTACGCCGACAACGACAGCGACGGCGGCGAAGGCGAGGAGAGCGGCGAGGATCCAGGCGCGCAAGGCAGGTCTCCTCACGCTCAAGTGACAATCAGGAACGGCTCGGGGGTGGGAGCGGACGCGAGTGCGGACACGGCAAGCGCGGCGGCGTCGAGGGGACTGATGTCGACGTCGCCCTTGCGGTCGAACATGCGGGTGTCGCCGTAGGGCTTCCATCGCGCACCGGCCACGGCGGTGTTCAACGCCGGCTGGTTGCCGTGCCGGACACGTGCCGCTTGGACGAGGTCGTCGAAGTGGGTGTGGGCGCGGGCCTGCTCGCCCTGCTGTGGTTCTGATGCACCCGGTACCAGTCCGCGGGCCGTGGTCGTGGAGGACGTGAACGTCCCTCCCCACTCGCCCTTGAGTTGCTGGCACCGCTCCTCGACCCAAGCGGTGCCGGGCCGGTAGTCCGCGAGCATCACCTGGACGAGTGCGTCGTCCCGTTTCCACGCGACGGCGACGGCGGACCAGCTCCGGTCTGGAGCGACTGCGACACCGAACGCGACCGGGCTGCCTCGCTCGGCCCCCGAGTCGGCGAGCTCGCCCCAGGCGGCGAGGAAGCGGTCCTTGCTTGACAGCCTTGTCGTCCAGATTCCAAGACCCTCGCGCAGGAACGAGTCGTCGCCGAGCTTCTTTCGCATGCGGAGGATTGCGGTCCGTGACGTGTCGTCAGGGAAGGACGGGTTCGCGGACGCGATCTGGCCCCAGTCAGCGTCCGTCAGCGGCTCGGGCAGGGGCGTCGGAACGAAGTCCTGATCGGCACCAAGTTCTACCCAGCCAGTGTCTTCGTCGCCGGCCTCAGCGTCGCCGCGCATCCGGGAGAACACCTCGCCGGGGTCCTGCGGCCGGGGTGGGGTCCCCATGAAGAGCATCAGTGCGCCCTCAGGCTGCCGAGACTGGTTCGTTGAGGGGACCATGTCGTCGAGCGCCGAGTCCGTCAGGTGCTGCGCCTCGTCAAAAACAAGCGCGTCGACCTCGTCGAAGCCTCGACCGAAGCCGCGTTCACGAGCACCGAACAGGATCCTCGACCCGTTCCGGAACACGATCTGCTGATCGCCAGATCCGGTGCGGACCTGCTGGACGTGCGGCGCGATCTTCCGGCGCTTCGCGAAGACCTGCAACTTGCCGAAGGTCTCCTCAGCCGTCTTCAGCCGGTGCGCCGTCCACAGCACCGTGAACCCAGGTCGCAGGAGGCACAGCGCGAACATGATGGCCGCGACGAGGAACGTCTTGCCGACCTGCCGGGGGATGCTCAGGCCAGTACCGCCGACGGTCGAGGCGTAAGTCCCGTCAGCGCGCTTCGCGAGGATGAGCTGCCCGATCGGCGGCTGCCACCATCGGAACGAGATCCCCAGATC